AACTCCACATACCGGCCATAGCCCACCGACGGCCCTACCTCTACCCACAACGCGAACGGAGGCCGCTGGTCGACCTCCGTGGTGATGCTCTGGCGTAGTGCTCCCGTGTTCACTGGGGCCAGAATGCGAGCCTCGCCCTGAACGGCGAGACCACTCTGGCGCATGGCCTTGGTTACCGCATCGCCCATCCATTTGTTGGAGTCGAGGCGCTTCTTGGTGAGTTTAGCCAGTCCCTCGACGACTTCTTCAGGCATCGTTGAAGCTCATATCCCCGCCCGACTCGACTGTGCTGCGTACCGCTAAAAACAGCATCAGCCTGTCTACCACATGCGCGGGCGTATCCTGTAGCTGCTGCCACGTCCAATGCGTCTCCGCTAGGATTTGACTTTCTTGCCACTCTTGCGAGACTTCTTTGCGGGCGAGGTCGGCGGCGAGACGCTCTGCGGCCCTCTTTCGCCCACCGCTGTTAATAAAGGGAGAACCTTCTCGTTAACCAGGTGCATCACCTCCGCGGCATCGACCAAGTCCGCGTCGTTGACGGCGTCGATGCTTATCTCCAGAGGGCCAGCCCCATTCGAATACGACCACGCACGAGTCAGGGACGTCATTATGGCCGTCAACTGGTCTTCGTCCTCTCCGTCAGCCTCTTGGATACGCACCATCTCCCGGCGTATCTTCATCATCTCGCCCCAGCGTGGCTGTACCTCGACCTCCCACCAGTTGCCTGACGGGAGGGCGAGTCGGACTATCTCACTGGGCATTAGGCCACAGTACCTTTCGTAACAACACCGTCCACCTGCAGGGATGCTGTGAACGTGACGTGGCTCCCGACGGTGGAGCTTATAGTGTAATCGGTCACCCAGCACTCCGCAGTGTAAGAAGGATAACCAGACGTCTTCCCAGCCGGATAATACTCTAGGCTGAGAGCGCCTGTGTGCGTTCGGAGTGCGCCGAGCATCACGTCTGGGCCAGTTGATGCCGTCGTGTCGTAGTGTCCGCTGATTGACGGCGTGGCATTCTGCAAGCCTGGGTGGAACTTGCTGCCACTATCTCCCAACGCTGTGATCTCGTTGAGGTTGCGCGGCCCTGGTAGCCCGCTCACGTCGGTTAGGTACGCCGTGAGGTCTACAGGGGTACCACTCGTATTATCCAACCAGAAGTCCGACAGAGAGCTATCGAATTTTGCCATTACGTCCTCCTACAACCTTGTGTATGAAATCCCGTACGTTAGCGACCCACTACTTGCGTCTAGCACTACCCTGGACTTGACGTATCTATTCAGAGTCCCCGTGAAGGCGGTATGTGCGGCTCCGACACCATCGGACGCAGTAACCGTGGCCGAGGACACGTCTGAATATGTCCCCCCGCTAGAGGTTGCGTGCTGAAGATTCAGGTGCCACCTGGCGTTACCGCCGACTGCGGACAGCGCGAAGATGTGGTACGTCCACGACCCGCCAGCGGTAGAGGATGCAGCGTCGTCGATGTAAGTCGTCGAGGTGGATGCTGTCACTGTCGCGTAGGCAGCCGCCGCCTTGATGCGGAACGTTTGGCCTGCATCTATGGTGGTCGTGGCCGTCACAACGCTGCCGACAGTGGATGCTACGTCATAGGTGTTGACCCATCCCTCCGGCACTCCTCGCCCTGTGTACTCCCTGGTGTCACCAGCGGGCCAGTAGGAGACCACGGCTGCGGTGGATGTCGTCCGCAACGCCCCCAGCACGACATCGGGGCCACTCGTTGCGGTGGTGTCGTAGAAGCCAGACCACGACAGCGTCTCGGCCTGGTTCCCAGGATGGAACGTGGAGCCAGAGGAGCCGAACGTGGTCACCTCGTTGACGGCCCTGCCCCCACCGATAGAGAGGTCGGTGGTGTAAGTCGTCAAGTCGAATTGATTCAGGTAGAGTTTGCTGGTACTGCTATCGAATTTTGGCATTAGCTCTTCAGGCAGGTGAAGGCAAAATCTGCCGCCACATACCTACCTCCTCCTATCTCTCGGAATCCCACCGCAGAGATGCCGACCAGCCTGCCATCATCCACAGTGCTGCCCCAGGTGTTGTCCCCGTTGACAGCCGCCTCGACGCTGTTGGTTCCTGCTGGTTCCATGTAGGCGTCGAGTTCATCGAACGCCTGCTTGGTGGCTGCCGAGCTTATGAGCAGGGTCATGACGAACGTCCCCACGAACGTCGTGGAACCCATAGTCTGCTGCCCCACATCACGCCCCTCGAACCGCACAACCGCCGCCGGGAACTCGTTGAGTCCGTCTGGCGGGTAATCAAACGTAGCCTTGATGGCCGATATCGTCGCAAGTCTTGTGAGCAATCCGTCTTTAGCATTGGTTATCTCCGATGCCATCAGGCCACGCCTATCGCCAGCTTGCGGTAGGGGTTGAGCGCCTGTTTGACATCCTGGTCAATGCCTCTGAATATCTCCATCAGGCCACCCTCTAGGCCGAGAGCGTTGGCATACGAGGAGTCCTTGCGCTTCCAGAGGCGGGACGCCTGGATGATGACCGCCTCACGCACGGGGTCGGGATATTCAAAGATACTAATAGCCGCTCCGGAAGAATGGGTTGATGCTGAAGTTCCATTATTTGCTCTGGAAATCGTCAATGTATTACCTGAATAACTCTGTACATACATCTGCTCGGAGTCCACGAGGATGGTATGCCCCGCCTCGATGTCCGTTCTTGCGGACACGCTGAAGGTCTTAGCTGTTGTTGATGATATGGCGTCCGCTGTTTCGGTGGCCGTGACCTTGTGAAGCCACCAGCCCCACTCCCCAACTATCTGCACGGTCTCGTCACCCACGGTGAACGACCTCGTGCCATTAGAATCCACGATGGCCGAGGTGTAAGGGCGAGAGTTCCCATTGAACCTAGACGCTGGGTCTGCGTTACTGGGCCGCAGCCTGTAGTCGGTGGTCGCCCATGTGGTCTCGAACGTCCTGTCGATGTTGTCGTCCGTCTTCAGACTGGTGATGGCTGCAAGGTCTGGCAGCAACACCTCGGCGGTGTCGGCAACATCGAACGTGCGGGTGGCCGTGAGAGCGTAGAAGTGGCGGTTGGTAAGCTTGTCAATCAAGCGGCTCTGGCTCTCTGCCAGAAGGCGCAGCCGGGTGTCGTCCCCGGTGCCTGTGACATTGAGGACGCTGCTCGACTTGAGAAGGTCAACCGTGACGTAGCTATTCACTCAGTGCTTCCTCTGGTTCAGGCGTCGATTCCAAGGCCGCTAGACGGGCCTTTAGGGCGGCGTTCTCGCTCTCCAGCATGATTGTCCGCATCACCTCGCCAGCGGATGGGAGACGCCGGAATAGCTCCTGTAGCATCTCGTTGGTTATCTGTACCTCTGTGGCCCCGTTCCGGTTCGTCATTCTCTGATGCTCCCGTCCCAGGCCGTGCAGATGGCACAGTCGGAGGCGTGCTGCCGTGCAGCCGGGACAGTCCTGACCTTGGCTTTCTCGCTCGTCTGGTTCCCCGCCGTTAGTTTCGACCCATAGCCCTGGTACGCGACCACCGCGTTGACGGCAGCGTTTACACTATCCCTCAAACCCTGCAAATGCTCCCTAACGTCTTCGTTCGTTGCCATACTTTACGCTCCTATCGCCTCAAGGCGTCTACTCAATTCGTCGTACTGCGAGTCCATCCGGTGGCGGGTCTGGTAGATGCCGCCAGCTAACAGACGCATTAACGGCTGTAGCCGCATATGGTAGCCGCTAGCAGCCCCAGCGACTGGCATGATGATCCCCATCTCGACCATCCGCTCCCGATTCGCCAGACGTTGCTCTACGGTGATTCCCGGCACCACGTCCTCGATACCCTCGCCGCTGTAGGCGAACCGCTGCAACTCCGTGGCGTCGTCATGCCGGTCAAAGAGGTCGACCTGGGCCGCACTGCCAGAGCCGGATAGATCAACGCTGAGAACCCCCGCACTTGTCAGTTTGAGTGCCGTGTTGGCAGAACCGCCCACGTAAGGCACGACCTGGAAGTCGCCGGTGCTATCCGAGTTGTCGGCACGGATGAACTCAATGCGCCCTATGTTTGACTGGCTCACTCCAGTGTCTGAGATTCGGAATGCCAGGGCAGGCCCAAAGCCGTTTCCGGCATCGCCGGTGGATTTATGTGTCAACGTCCAGGCGAATGTAATGGATCCCGTGCTGTCCGTTTCGCGTTCCATGAGACTCAGGCCAGTACCTGAGTGTGTGAATGTGGTGTCAGTCCAATCGTTGCCGCTGCCTCCGACGTTCAGGATAGTATTGTTCAACATGTCAATGCCGCCGGGGAGGACATCGAAGCTCGCCGTTGCCGAACCTGAATCGTAGGCGTACATCGTCATTTTGCCAGTGTCGTCGGCCCCGTTCCACGCCCCGTCAATCCGTGCCATATTCGACGCCGCAGATGTGTTGTCCTTGAGCCTGAACGCCAGGGCTACGGCAAACCCCGCCTCCATGTTTTGGGTCGTCTCATGCATAACTGTCCAGCCGAATGTCGTAGCGGCACCGGACGCCGAAGTTGTTCTGGT